TAGAAGTTTTAGATAAAATGGAACAAAAAATAGATAAATTATTCGAGGTTAAATAATGGCAGAAGAAACATACGATCCATACGCAGATAGTGATATAGGTAGAAGAGCATTTGGTGGTGAATACATCGACTCAATGAACTTTTTTTGGTTTAACCCAAACACTCAAGAGGTGGGTAGCACCACAAAAGGTTGGAGTAGAGTTCCAGACGAACATAAGCGTTACACCTACCTCAATCCTGGAGCAAGAGACGCTGCTGAAACTAAATTTTTTCAATCAGGAGCATCTGGAATAGGTGTTGGTGGTAAGGGTGGAAATAATTTATTAAGTGGATTAGATTTTGCTCGTTCTATAGCTGGTGGTGAAGCTGCTGCTTCAATGATTACACCAGGAATGTCTTACAGTATGGATCAGCCAATGGGTTACACAGCACCAGGAGCAAGTAGAGTACCCTTCCCTTCTATACCAGTTGAAGAGGACAGACTTTATACTCAAGGAGCTTACGACCCAATAGCCAACCAAATGCCTTATGCACCTCCTGGAACTACAATAGAGAAATTTATTATTCCCACTACTGGAAAAGGAGCTCCAGAAATAAGACCACAAACAGTTTCTCCTCTTGGTAGTTTAGACACAACTTATTTAAACGATATTGATTTTAGTGGTTTATTAGGAACTCCAAGTCCACAAGCAGATTTTCCAATAGCTACTCCAGAAGTAGTTGAAAGTGCTATTGCTAATCAACCTGTTTATCAAGATCCAATAATGAACATGGTTGAGCCTGTAGCTAACAACGAAATTATAGCTACAGACATAATACCTGAACCATCATACCCATCTTTGGGTGCATCGTTGTTTGATAATGAAACCATCATACCAGCAGCACCAAATCCAATGTCTTTAATAGATTTAGGCTTATTAAATGAACCAATGGCAGTTCCACAAAACAACACACCTTCTATACCTTTAAATATTTTTGATGCACCAATAAATTTTAATCCAGCAAGAAACTATGGCAGATAGTAGTAGAAGAGACATCGAGCGAGGTCGTATCGCTCAAGACATCCTCGACAATGAAATATTCCAAGATGCTATGGAAATGCTTGAGGATGAATATAAAAAAATATGGGCCGCCACTAAACAAGAGGAATCAGAAGAAAGAGAAAGATTGTGGATGGCAATGAAATTAATACCAGAATTTGAGAGACAATTAAGAATAATTGTAGAGAAAGGAATTATAAAGAAAAATCAAATTGTCAAAATTAAGAAAAATATTGCATAATATAGACTTAGTTTAATTATTGGAAATTACTATGAGTACCAACAACGCAAAAGCGACTGGTTTTAACTCCAGTTTAGATAATGGCAAAGAAGCTATCGAAGCTCTATTGACTCAACTAGAAGAACCTCAAGAGAGTGTCGAAGCAAAAGAAGAGCAAGTTGTCGAAGAAGCACCTGAAGAACTTGAAGCAGAAGCTACTGAAGAAGTAGAAGAAGTAGAAGAGTTAGAAGATGAAGAATACGATGACGAACTCGAAGAAGAAGAATTAGAAGCTAACCAAGTAGAAGAAGAAGGTGAAGAGCAACCCTCCGTTTACACAGTAAGTGTTGATGGAGTAGAACAAGAGGTCACGCTCGATGAACTAAGAAGCGGATACAGTAGGCAATCTGATTACACTCGGAAAACACAAGAATTAGCTCAACAGCGAAAAGAAGCTGAAGCTGAATCTAATGCAGTCCGAGAGGAGCGTGCAATTTATACGCAGTTACTAGATCAAATGCGTAACCAGTTAGAAGCTGGTATGCAAAATGAACCTGATTGGGTAGCTTTAGCGGAGAACGATCCTGTTGGTTATAACTCGCAACGAGCGTCTTGGGAAGAAAACAAGAAAAAGCAAGATGCGGTGTTAGCGGAGCAACAAAGAATGTTGCAACAAAGCCAGCAAGAGCAAATGCAGAACTTACAAGCTCAAGTGCAAAATGAAGCACAGCTTTTAGTAAATGCGATTCCAGAGTGGCAAGACCCTAAAAAGGCAGCCAGCGGAAGAGCAGAGTTAAAACAGTATGCGGTTACTGAACTTGGTTTTTCAGAAGATGAATTAAACCAAATTTACGATCACAGAGCTGTTCTAGCAATTAGAAAAGCAATGCTACATGATAAAACGCAAGAGAGTGTTAAGAAAAAACCTGTAGTTGCAACCAAAGCTAAAGTAGCCAGACCAGGCACTTCAAATGTTCCTGTAACTCCGAATAAAGGAAAACGTCTCCGTCAGAGATTAGCGAAGTCTGGCAAGATGTCAGATGCAACTAAAGTGTTTGAATCAATGCTTTAAAGCATTAAATTAATAATAATATAAGGAAAATATCATGGCTAAAGTTACAAATGCTTTTGATACTTACACAGCTACTTCAGACAGGGAAGATCTATCCAATGTGATATACAACATCTCTCCTATGGAAACCCCTATGGTTTCTCTTGGTGGCAAAAGAAGTGTCAAAAATGTTCAATTCGACTGGCAAACAGAATCATTACCAGCAGCTACATCAACAGGTGTACTTGAAGGTGGTGAAATTTCAAGAGCGGCTTCTACTGCTACAGTAAGAGCGGCTAACGTTTGTCAAATTAACACCAGAAACGCAACTGTTACTGGTTCACAACAAGCGTCAGATCCAGCTGCTAAGAAGTCAGAAATGGCTCACCAAATGTCTGTTATAGGGCGTGCGCTGAAAAGAGACGTTGAAAAAACTATCTGTGGTGAACAGGGTAGAAACAACGGAGCTGCTGCTACAGTTAGAGCGACAAGAGGTTTTGAATCTTGGATCACTACTAACGCTGGCAGAGCAACTTCTGGAACAGCTGGTGCAAATGCTGCAAACGAAAGCTCTTCTCCTACTGATGGAACGCAAAGAGCGTTTACTGAAACAATCTTGAAAGGTGTCCTTTCAACTTGTTTTGGAAACGGTGCTTCACCATCAGTAATGATAGTTGGTGCTTTTAACAAGCAAGCTGTTTCAGCTTTTACTGGTAGAGCATCTGCTACACAAGCGGTAGCACTTGAAGGTATCCCAGGGGATCACGTTCAAGCGGCTGTTTCTGTATACACAAGTGACTTCGGTGACATTAAAGTAGTCCCATCTAACTTCTCAAGAGCTAGATCGGCCCTTTTAGTTGATCCAGAGTACGTTGGTGTTGCTTACTTGAGAGCTTTTGAAACTCAAGATTTAGGAGCAATAGGCGATGCGGAAACTAAAGCTATTTACACAGAGTTCGGATTGGAAATGAAGAACGAAGCTGCAAATGGTGTAGTTGCTGACTTAACTACTTCATAAGTAAATTAGTGTGGGGGTGTTTTCACCCATTCGCCCCCACATTTTTTTAGCATGGCAAAAAAAGAAACCGTAGCAGAATATAAAAAGAATTTTGAGTCTAAACTTGTCACACAAGATTTAGACGATGATGGTGTTTACCATATTCACACCAAACAAAACGTACAGCCTGTAATAGATAATGTTAAGATGTTATCTGAAGTAACAACACCAGGAAAAGACCTCCGCCACGTTGCAGAGATTCCAATGGTAGTTGTTCAAAAGGCAATGCGTGAGGGTTGGTTTAACGACAAAGCTAAAATGAAAGCATGGTTAAACAATCCAGATAATAAAGTATTTAGAGTATGGGAAGGTAAAGTATGACTTACGATGAATTAAAAACAGCAATAGGAAATTGGTTAAACAGAACAGATTTAACTAGTCATTACGATACTTTTATAGACAACGCAGAAGCAGAATTTAATCGTAACATCAGACACAGAGACATGATTAAAAGATCTGATGCTACTGCTGATGCACAATATTTAACTTTACCGACTGATTGGCTTGAAGCTATTAACGTAAAGATTAAAACAGGAACATACAGGCCCTTATTTCAAGTATCAATAGAAACAGGAGATGTATTTAGAAACGCACAAGATAATATATCAGGTGCGCCCTCTTATTTTTCTGTTGTTGATGGAACTTTGGAATTAATACCAACACCATCTACTAGCTCGACATTAGAATTGGTATACTATTCAAAGATACCAGCATTGAGTTCTAGTAACACAACAAATTGGTTATCTACTTCTCATCCTGACATTTATTTATATGGATGCTTAAAACACGCAA